CCTTGGACTCACGTGAGGGACTATACTATTGAAATCTCACATCTAAGGTCTGTGTAGAGAATCTACAACTCTAAAAGCAGCAGAAACACCGGTAACTACTTAAATATACAAAATACTAAAAGAATAAAAGTATAACTCTAGTAATGCTTCGGTATTTTACAGTTTTACGGAAACTATCCAACGATTTGATATTATTATTCTATCAAAGACAAATCGTAAACCTTCAATAGAACTTGTAACTTTATAGCGTCGTCATCCATTTATTTTGGTTGGTATTATTCCATCCCAATTCCATGGCATTTGTTTGACCTGTGCCATTTACAGTATCCACTACATAACACAATGGAACACCCAACCAACCATATAATTCAATATCGTCGAACCCAACCCAATACTGAGAAACATAATTTAAATCTTGAGCTTGTTCATTATTCAACGAACCTACCCAAGTCACCGGGTGAATGGTACACATATGACTAGCATTATTTGACGACACCGTATTGTTATTAATAGTGCAGACAAAATTATATTGAGTTCGAAACGGAATCTCATAATCCAAAAATGGAACATTAAATTCCGCAAAAATTGTGGGAGCATAAAGTCGTGGACGCCCTCTCCATTGAGCATATGGCAAACCAAATGTTAAAGGATTTGCATTACGGTCAAAATAATACCCACCACTAGCTGAAATAGCATCGCTTGTCAATGCGAAGTTAGCATCATAAAATACTCCACTTGGAGAAGGAGCACGTGGTGGAATATCATTTAAAACTACTCCAAACCACTGTTTCGTTCTAAAAGCCAATCCATCAGCAGTTTTCTGGTTATAGGAAAACCAGTGACGAACTTTCGTCTTACCAACCCAACCATAAAAGCAAATTCCAAACCAAGCATGCGTACTATAACGCATCAAATCTCCAACTGAAACAGCATATCCTGCTCCAAAGAAATACGCTCCCTCTCCATCTACGGACGCTTGATGTTCCAATACTGGATTATAATTGTCTCGAATAGATAATACTTTATTTTTAAAAATATTTTCAAAAGACAATGGTTCTTCTCCACAATGTTGATCTCCACGATTTCCAGCATCTCCATAATTTGCTTTCACAAAAGTCTCAAGTTGATTAACTTGCTGAGTGGCAGGCACAACATTCATTTGCATAATAGCACGACGCTCACTATTATCTTTCTTCTTATCATCCTTCTTTTTATCCTCTTTATAAATCCCATTCAAGAAAACTGGAATCACAGATAAATTATTGCATCCCATTCCATACAATTTAAAATCAGTACCAGCTCCTCTCCATCCCAAAACAGGAACAGGACCAACAACATTATCAGGAACTGATAATGGATTGACAACAATCAAGGCATAAATTCCGTGAGCATGCATTTCAGCATGAACATCTGCAGTAGAATTTTCAATATTTGCCACCTGCAATATATTTTTCGAGCTCATAAATGGAACCTCCACTGTGAATTGAGAATTATTCTCATCCAATTCAAAATAAACAGCATACCCAGATTGCAACAAATCAAAAGCCTGTGCAGCCCCAATTGAATGATATCTTCCTGGAACATACACAAAAGCGACTGTGCCACGATGGAATCCACTTGCCACAAAATCCCAACAATACTTAATGGAACCCGACCAATATGAGGCTTTCGCACTTAAATACTCCAACTGATCCAATTGCAAGGTATTTGGAAAATACTGAGCAACTGATATCAATGGAGTAACAAGATCCCATCCAATTATAGTTCCAGCGGGCATATCTGTATTCCACGAACCAAATGATGTAGCGGTCATTTGCTGCAATGCATCCTTCAGATATACTCTCTTTCCATAAACAATGGAATCTCGTGGTTTTCCTTTTTGAACTGACAGCTTGCTACCCTCAGGCGGCAAAGCAGGCTGCGCAATTCGCACTACTTCACTTTGTCGTATTGCACGGCGAGCACTATTACGAACATCTCCTTTATCCAAACTGTGATCTTCCCTCAATCGAGGCGCCAAAAATTGACTATTTTCCCAGCTAGAATACACACGATAATTCACTTGTTGAGACACGCCCGTCGCTGCAACCAAAGGAGAAATAATCCACATCGCAATAGTTCCAAAGAAATTTCCATGATCTACTGCAGCATTCCCAAAATAATCGGGCAAATTCATCATATTTCGCGCGCATTGCCATGGCACTATCATGGTTGCATTCCCTGCTTTGGCTGGATCGACAATAACATGTTGTAAACCAGTAACTTGCGAAATAAAGGTATATTTCGCACTAACTTGCGCTGATGTTAATCCAGGAACAAACGCTACCATTAATCTACCAGCATGGAAGCGCGTTCCAGACACTTGCACTTCAATTTTCAAGTCTCCACGAAACCAAACAAAATCATTGAATGGTCGCAGGTTAACATCTGCTTGCGCAACAACTGTGGCATCAAAATAAGGACACTCTCGCGTCAAAACCAATGTCATAGTTGATTGCGCTACGGTCCATGCCCCTTGGGCTATCAAAATTCGACGCGCCGCAATTTTCTCTGGAGTCCATTCAAATCCCGCTCCTGGATAACCTTCAACTTTATTAGTGACGGTGGAAACAGTGGGAGCAACTTGATCAACTTGCACACTTCCTTTTCCATCATCTCGAAATTCTTTCTCTTCAATTTGCTCTATTGGCCCGGACACAACATTCATTTGTTTAACTGCCAAACGAGTCTGACTTTGTTGCCAATCTAAATAATCATATGCATCTTTCGCAATACACAATGCATGATCTCGCTTATATTGCATCAACAACTCTCCAAACGTTAACAAATTAAAAGGACGCCCATGCTTTTGCAATGCTTTATTCAACAAATCGCGCAATTCATTAAAACGATCACGCCCATGGAAAAATGCAAATTGCAATGCTGCATTACAATTATCCAATGTAGCTTTCCAATCATCCATGCTAATTCGAACCCAATTCGTCATCTCACAAATTGTGCTCCAGTCCATCTTAGCTTGATATCGCTGCGCCATTATTGAGGGCTCAATCCCAAATGATCTTTTCAAAAATGTCAACTCATCAAAATGTTGAACTCGAATAGACGCATCATGGATTTTAGAGGCAAGGGTATATTCTATACCATGATCTTGCAAAAACTTTGCCACTGTTTGCATATTGAAATATGGAGCTATAATTGAAGAAACTGTTAATATACAATCATCCCCATATGACTTCATCCTAACATTATCATCAAATGCAATAGAATTGGCAAAGACAGATGGAACCAATTCCAAATAAGCAATATAATGATAAAAACCACAAATAAAAGTATTCATGATAGCAGTCAATGGATTTCCAGATGGATTCCCTCTATGCGTCATGTAAACGCAATCCATTGCCGCTTGATAAGTATGTATTAATTCATTGACCATAGTTTTACGAACTCGCGCATCTTCCAATGAATAGCTCACGCTATCCAGTTCACACACTTGATAACATGCCTCCACAATTCTTCCAAACATTTCAATAAATTCCGGTGGAATAGTTCCATCAAATTTTCCAAAATCGCATGCCATTCCATAAGAAGAATTCTCGCGTAAGTATCGAACCATCATGTCCGTTTCAAATGATTCTGGATTCATCCCAACAGCAGACCATGTACTATTATGAAGCCCATAAAAATGTGAGCTAAAGTCGAGAAAATATCTACGACATGCTACAACATAATGCATAGGCGAAATAGTAAAAACTCGAGTAGAGCCTTCTTTTATTTTCTGCAATTTTCGACGTTCCACTTTTAAACAATCACCCCAAATAGAATCAGGCCGCACCAATTGCTTGGCATCTTCAATATATGCATCCACACAACTTTTCATGTATGAGTCCAATTGGTAATTACCAGGCTCTCCAACCACAAAATCACGTTTCTTTGACCCACGACTCTTATGTATCATGCCTGCTGAAGTGGAAAAATTCATTGCGTCACAATAATCCCTCTGTGGATCACCATTTAACGCAATAAATTCATCTAAAACTTTAAGTTCTCTCACAGGGCGAACCTTATTCAGGAAATATTCTCCAGCCATTCGCAATTTCTCATTGTCAAATGGAATTCCAAGCTTCCCATACTTCGCTATTCCCATGCGCAATGGAGAAACAGGCTTGATTAATCTTGAATCCTGTGGTGTAAGAACAGACGGGCCAGTTATTGGAGCGAAACATTCATTATAAATCAATGACGGTTTGATGTCAGTTTGAGCTGGCTGCCGCAAAATATATTTATCCTCCATTTTCCCAACGATTGTAAAGCAACCTTGAGGAGTCAAATGCGGAGTTTCAGCCAATTGAACATGCTCATTTATCTTCCCAGAAACAACTTCATCATCAAATATTTCTTTAATCAATCCAATTTGCCGTTGGGTAATAATGACCGCCAATCCATAATTTTGATTCGGATCTCCTGCCACATGTATTCCAATCAATTTACGCGACATACTTCCATTATATGCCATTATAGGACCGCCACAATCTCCAACTTTTGTTGTTGAATTATACTCCCAACCACGAACCATTAGAACATCGTCGACATGCTTTCCAATTGTATAGACTGTTCGCTCGCTAATCGAAAAGATCTTTGGAATCTGATGTTTGCGTAATCCTGTTAAATCTCTCGCAAGCAAAACTCCACCACATCCTTCCACATATCGCAAATCTTCCTCATTAATAAATTGAGACGATACATCTTTAAAAGGGCGAACTGCGCTACCACATCGATACGCAACAACATCTAATTCATTGCCCTCATTATCTTCCAGAACATATAAATTCTCCAATTCAAAACGAACATGATAAGATGTTTGAGCATCAGAGATTTTCATTAGTGTTCCATTTGGCAAATAATAACCATCTTCATCCAAAAAGAAATGCTTAGTGGTCAACATCACAGATCCATACAATGGAAAAGCTGATGAAACATTCATGCCAATCCCATTATTAATACACACTGATAATATTCGAGGCGCTAATGATTCCAACATTTGTTCGCAATTCTTATCAACCTTGTGAATCATATTTTCTTGAGCCAATGTTTGTTTCTCACATGCTCTAGCATTTCGAGTCAAGCGCATATCATCTTTTCGCAATGATTGCGCATAACGGCGCTGATCTTTTCGATTCTTAGATGGTTCCATTCCAGATTGCGGCAAAATCTCTTTAATATCACTTTTAGCTCGTTCTACTTTGCCAGCAGTTGATATTAAAGAGGAATCTCGACCAAACAATTTCTCCACTCCATAATCAACTCCTTTTCTCAACAAATTTGAAATCCAATTTGAAGCTAACAACATTGCTAACAATGAACCCAATGTCAACAGCAAATTAATAACTCCAAATGCAACAGGATGTTGAACATTCCACGCTGCAGTTGCGCCATTAATTGTAGCCATCAATTTCGCATATTCCGTGTTTTCACTCACACAAGACGCAGCCGCCAAAATATCCTCTACAGTAGAATTACCAAAAACTGGGGTGATCCGCTCGTATGCCCATGAAAATTGCGATTCCTTCGGAACATATTCGATAGAAACCGGTTCAGACAATGCATCAACAAAATTGTCATCAGAAATCAAATCGCCCAATGTCATTCCCACGATTTTATCCATTTGAGCTTCTCCTCGTCGAACATCATTTATAAAACGAGTATGAGCATCTTCATTGCGCAACGACTCTTGATCTCTACGATGCTTAACAAATCCCTGCGCAATAGCTCGAAAAGCATTTCTTGTGCTCATCCAATCAGAAAGCTCTTGTCCTTCAACGGTAGATGATAACATTTGCCATTCCAAGTATTCATAAAATTCCTTTTCTTGATCAGTCATAGAAAAGAAATTTGGACGACCATTATCCAACTGCCACTTCTTCTCAGCAGTATTCTGCTTTACTCGCAAACTCCACAAAACTCTCCGACGATACACTGCATTCAAATCACGAATTTCAGGAAATTTCGGAAAAGCAATATTTCCTGTCAATAATATTAAATCAGAGTTAAAACACGTGCCCTTCACTCCAATTGCTCCATCACTTAATGAAGCCATTGGGAGAATGTACACAGTTGGCGAAACCAAATGAATTAATTCTGCTGCATTTTCCGAATTAGTAACTTGACCCCAATCATCCAAAATGCAGCACCGTTGATTGCGATAATTATCCCAATGTGCAGTCGCCGAACTGCGAACATAAACCGCATTATAATCCGTTTGTCCATCTTCGCGCAAAAATTTCTCAAGCAATGATGTAATTTGCGATTTTCCAATTCCAGGCGGCCCATACAACATAACACAATAAGGAACCTTTCGATTTAAAGTTTGTCCTTTACAAGCCATCACTAAATCATTCATCTTCTCTGCCTTTCGTGCATAATCAACAAGAAATCTATGCAATGCAGATGGAACATGACGCAATTGCACAAGTTTTCGAACATATTCAAGCCCAAGCTTATGCACTCGCTCAACTTCTTTTTGAATAACTGGATCAAACTTCTGCTTCTCACGATTTACATCGGTCATCAACAAATCTATGTCATTGGACCACTGCATAATGTCCCCTTCCAACATATTCTGCCAATACGCGGCTGGATTCAACGTATAATACCACGTTTTTACACACTGCGGCAAAACATCAGGCAACATTTTTAAAAGCTCTCCCAGATGTTTCCCAGTGGGCACCATCACATTAAAAGCGCGACAATTTTCCAAAAACGCTCTTTTGAGATCCTTATCTGGCATATCTTTTAGTATAAGCATTCCAATAAATGCTGACACAACGGGAAATACTTCTTGCATTCCCTGAGGATCGGCTCTCCGCTCCTCCTCCTCTACGTCCACGATTTCCGAGGATTGTGTCCACATTTGAGTAAATGCAGATATCGCTTTCATTGGCAATTGAAAACGTTGCAAAATGCGCAACAAAACGGAATAAAAATTCCAGCGCGATTCTGTTAAACACGCATGAATGAGATCAGCAACTAAAATAGCATCTCCAAATAAGGCATCTGCCATCTCTGGAAATTTAGTTGCAATTAATTGCTGAACATTCTTCAATATCTCTTCATACGCCCCTTTCAATTGCGTTATTCCGGTATTCAAATTTTCTGCCGCATCCGCAACATTCGTACACATCTCATAGGGCTTACTAAGCACTTTACGAATGCGAGCAAATTGTGGCTTAGCATGCCGCTTCTTCGCACTAATAGAATGAATTTTCCATCCAGACCCACGCCGAGCAACATACAAATTATCATTCAAAAATGATAATGTTTTGCATGATTGCGGAAACGCTTTGCGTTTGGCATATGCCATAACGCCATCTGGCACACGATCTGAAGCCAATTGCCGCACAATTTCACAAACTGAATATAATGATAACTGAATGTCATCATAATAATTCAAATTTTTACGAATGGAACTTTCACTATCATCAAAACCATGGAATCTTATATGTCGAAACAACGCATTCATCTTCTGTTCACGATGCCACTCAATTGGAATGCATTGTCCACATTCGATGACACGATCACTCCCAAGGCACAATTCTTTTGCAAAAGTCACAAACGGTGTTTTATCATCACAAACAAAATATTGTGGTTCCGCATGCCGAATCTTCAAATCTTCAAAAGTTTTTTCCATAGTTTCAAACACTTGATTTTGTCGACTGTCCTCCATATGCGGCAAGTCTCGCATCATTTGGCGAAAACGTGCTTCAAGATTTATTAATGAAGCGCCACGTTGAATTCCTTCTGGATAATCAATACCACCACACAAAACCCAACCATCTCGCATCAAATCATCATAACTTTTTCCCAGAGCACCCTGACTCTTTGCATAAATCGCATCACTTAAGGCAATCAACTTTTTCATATCTTTCGATCCTTCTACGAAAGCCTTAAATGATTGAGCGAATTTCAAAACGTTCTTTTCTTTGTGCTCATAGGAAACAACTTGAGCCTGCTGAGTAAGCGTATTCATATGCACTTCAGCATCATAATACGCTTCAGACCCTTTATAATCAACTTGGACATCTATTCCAAGCTCGTATCGAACTTCAATGGGAGCTTTCTTCCAAGCTGTTTGTGAGCCCATATGACGAATACCAGAATGGTTTCCCAAGACAGTGTAAGTGTTCATACGAGCAACAATCTCATCGATGTCACGAACATCAACTTGATCCATTTTAAATTTTAAATCTTAATAGAAAATGGTTTTAAAATAAATTTTAAAATCAAATATTTCAACACCAATTCACCAAATGAACTTATCTCTTTGGGAACGGACTTGTTAAAGA